ATTTGAAATCTGAGTAGTAGTTCCTTGCTCACTGCTTGTAAGTCTATTTGATAGACCACTGATTTGACCGCCTAAATCTTGCTTATAAGTAGTTATCTGACTTGAAATATCCGTGAACTTACCATCTACAGATTGACGATAGCTAGCGATTTGACTAGCGATGTCTTTATTCGCACTAGTTTTAACAGCTTCAATCTTCTGATTGATACCCTTCACATCTTCTTGATAAGTGGCCTTGCCTACATAGTCCTTCGTCACCAGTTCACGTACAGCCGTCGCTTGTTTTGCGCTTTCCTCACGAGAATAGCGCTGCAATGCTTCTTGTCGCTGATCGTCTTTGTTGACATATTCCTGAATAGCTGATAAATCAGTTCGCAAGCTCTGAGCTGTCCGCTCGAAGATAGCCTTGGCTTCTGTGATAAGCCCATCAGTGTCTTCGATTGCTGGGCTCCAGTCAGTCGCTAGAGTGCCTTTTTCGAATTTAATCCTACGAACAGAATAATTATTGTTTCCACCATAATCGTACAAGGCCATCTCTCCCCTCGAATAACGAGGGTCATCATTTGGGAAGATAACTGGACCTGTGAATGTGAACCGTTGCCATTCTTTGCTTGGAGTGATGTCTGCACTAGCTTTCAGACCAAAGCGATTCGTTTGATAATGATAAAAATGTAGAGGACGAATCTCACCACCGTCGTTGATTTTTAAATCAAATGATAAAGTCCAAGTTTCCCCGACATTTTCTTGTGAAAGATATTGATGCAAAGGAAACGAAAAGAAGCGCGTACTTGTTCGAATCTTCTCAGAGTCTCGATAGTAGTTTCTGCCACCAACTCTCAAGTTTGAAAATTCTTCTCGCAATTTCCCAGCTTCAGCCACAACCAAAGTCTTGTCTGCCTTGTCCTTGGTTGTGTTCAGAATTTCTTGACGAATAGAACCAGCTCGCACCTCAAATTCAGCAAGACTCAACTTCTGATTCAGCTTGTTCTGTGTGTCTGTCTCAAGACTCTTCACAGACTGCCGGATATTCTCAGCAGTCACATTTAGTTCGCTGATATCCGCCTTGGTTCTGAGACCTTCAGTCAAACTTCTCACACCAGCATCTAGCGAGTCAGCGCGCTGTCTGAAGTTGGATTCGACGGCTGAAATCTGACCCTCAGTATCTTCGATTGCCGGGCTCCAATCAGTAGATAAAGTACCTTTTTCGAATTTAATCCTACGCACAGAATAGCTATTATTTCCAGCAAAATCATACAAAGCCATCTCTCCTCTCGCATAGCGAGGGTCGTCGTTCGGAAAGATAACTGGACCTGTGAATGTGAACCGTTGCCATTCTTTGCTTGGAGTGATGTCTGCACTAGCTTTCAGACCGAAGCGGTTATTTTGATAGTGATAAAAATGAAGAGGACGAATCTCGCCACCCTCATTGATTTTTAAATCAAACGAGAGGGTCCATGTCTCCCCAACGTTTTCTTGGGTAAGGTAGGGATGCAGAGGAAAGGCGAAGAAACGAGTTTTTGTTTGAACTTTTTCAGAGTCTTGATAATAGTTCCGACCACCGACCTTAACACTCGCTATCTTACTAGCCAGCTCCTCAGCTGTCTGCACAAGCTCTGACTTGCTTGCCTTACCATTAGCCAAATTGGTCAGCTCTGCTAGTCTCCGCGTCGTCGTCTCTTCATAGGTCGCTTGCGCTGACTTTATACCAGACAGTTCATTCTTGGTCTGGATAAGTGCCTTTACTTGCTTCTCAATCTCAGATGTAACCTGTTCTTGCTTCGGTCGAATATCGTTCGTAATGGTCCGTTTCAGAGCGTCCAAATCACCCGATAGAGTAGTTTGAGCGCTCGTAGTCTGTGACTTAAACGCTTCAAGTCTAGCAACAGAGTCCAGACCAATCTGCTTGGCTTCCTGGGCTAGCAAACTACTTGCGCCAGCGTTTTTCAAGGCTTCCTCAGCCTTACGCTTGGCTTCTTTCAATGGACCATTGTCAAAGCTGTCGAAGCGCTGATTGATAGTATCAGACAGTTCTTGCTTGACTTCTTCCGCCTTGGATCGAGCCAATTTCATAGAATTGTCAAATTCAAGTGTTTTAACACGAATCTTCTCGTCAAATTCTTTATCTCTTCGTCCTACTTCAGCAACAATAGCTTGTCTAATAGAACTTTCACTAAGTCCGCCAATCGCATCTTTCAAAGCCTGCTGACGCGTTGAGCGATCTTTAGCTTGAAGGGTTTGATAATCGCCCAATTCAACAACTGAACGATTCTCGTTTAACTTATCGATTACCAGTTTATGAATACGCGCTTCAAAAGCAATTCCTATCTGGTCTCTAACAATCGCTACGCTATCACCAATCCAAATGTCCTGCTCAATAGCGTTTGACAAATCAAGTAGATTGGCTTTAAACGTAACGATAGGAACAGAAAGACGTTGCAACTCTTTATAAGTCGCCTTTAACAACTCAACAGGGTCTTCAATATCTTCGTTGGTATACACACCAAATCGGTGCTTGATAACACCATTTTGATGTAAGCCGTAGATATTCCTAGCAGCTTCATTACTTACATAATTCTGACCTGCTGGCTTATCGACAGGGTCGCCTCTTGATACAGACCATGAAACATCTTTAAACTGGATTCTACGGCCATATCCACCCGTAGCTTCTCCTGAGTCATTCGTGCTTTCTTCACCCTTACCACGTCCGATTAGAGCCGTCACGACATCGTCAGACGATTCTTCGTAGGTTACGTTTAAGATATTAGAGCCATACTCAAATTGATGTCCTGTAATACGTCCAAAACGTTGATTAAGGTCGATATATCTGCCGATGATTTTATTTTCAACAAAGGTATATCTAACTTTGAATTCGCAGGCGTAAGATTCAATTATCTTAACAAGCGCTTGTCTGACTGAAATGTAATAGAACGACAATCTGCCGGTTCTAGTCAAACCATCTACGTTTCCTAATTGATAACCAGTATCTTCTAAAATTTCACTCAATACCTGATCAGCAGAACCACCTGGACGCTTATCTTCGATGATGAACGAATGCAAGTCACTTTCTGCCCTGTCAATCCCTTCAATGGTCAGACCAATGTCATAGGATTTTTCAGAAATCCTAAACAAACAAAAAGCCCTGTCTCGTGATTGGAATCCGAAAAACTGGGCTTCTTTTATAATTTCAGGCTTGTAGTCAACAGGAATTTCAAAGCTAGACCTATCAAATTGATTTAATTCAATCGTATGAGTGAATTCTGCGAGACTCGCTTCATCGATTACATCTATCAACTCTTCTAATTGATTAAATAAATAGATCATGCGAACACCTCTTTATACTCAACGCTATTTAAAATAGCTCCAACAACTTGAAACGTATTCACGCCTTTTTGCAATTTAAAATAGCGACTATTAACCATATCAAAATTCATAAGCTCGTTTCTGTCGTTTAACTTGATTTCTCTAGTGTCACAATTAACAAGCAGATTTGAACCTTGAATGTAAGTAGCTTTTAGCCTGATATACTTCTGGGTTTCAAGGTGTAAAATCCGAATTTCAGAACCAGCTTGAGTAGTCAACCTCAAAATTGGCTCTGTTGGAAAATCGCCCTTATATACAACCTTGTTAGTTGTTACTGTTTTGGGTTCAGTATACTTGAACGGGTCATGGCAAATAAAATGCAGTTTAATAACTGTATCATTCGCATCTTCCAATTCTGGTTTCTTAACCTTCGAAAAGATAGCCTTATAGTATCTTTCAGGATCATCACCAAATACTAATTTCTTAGCTTTACGAGAAAACAATAATCGATTTAAGCGTTCGTACTGTTTCCGCATGCCTAAGTCAGTAAATCCTGTTAACTTGACCTGTATTTCTATCTCACGCTCTTTATAAGTAGCACCATAAAGATATTGACCGTCTCGGCCTTTGATAGTCGCAATTTCATGATGAAAATCGAGGACATCACGTCCTGTGGTATTTGCCACAAAAAACGTTCCATCCTCATTGTTCATCTCTCGATTGAGGCTTACATCACCAAAACGTACTTCTAGACCAGAGTTAAACGTCGGATTGCCTCTTATTGTGTCGTTAAAAGTGTACATTTTAAAACACCATTAAAGGCTTGAAGCCTTCAATCTTATCCTTTCTTCTTTATTTTGGATATTTGAAATATCCGCTACAAAAGCCTTGAAATCATTTGAGCCTAAAGCAAGGTTGATGACAGCAGGCTCTTTCGTTTGATTAACCTCATACGTTGCCGATAAAGTACCAGAAACGTTATTTGAGAAATCGCCCTGCAAGGCATTGGACATTGCTGAAACTCTAGAACCTGCATCGTCAAACATTGAACGAATACCGTCTGCCATTCCAGATACATTGCTTTTGACGTCTTCAAAACCACCCATCAAAGCAGTATTGAAGCCACTCATAATAGCTTGACCAGCTGGAATCAGCAATCTACGGTCATACGAAATCGGCCCTTTGTGAGCCGCAATCCAACTAGCGATACCACCGACGAAATCAGTGACAGCTCCCCATGCTGATTTTAAACCGTTTAAGAAACCGTCCATGATCGCACGACCAGCACCACTCAAGTCAATATTCCACAATCTATCAAAGAAACCTTTAACTGCATCAATTGCGTTGTTAACTCCATTTTTCAACGAATCCAAAACATTCAAGAAACCATCTTTCAATGAATGCCCTACGTTTATGACCGTATCTTTAATTGCGTTGATAGCATTTGAAATGAAATCTTTAATTCCATTCCAGATTGTGGTTACAGTGTTTTTAATTGTTCCTAAAACTGTACTAATGATATTGCTAATAGCATTGATTACTGTTGAGATGACTGATTTAATACCTTCCCAAACAGTCTGCGCTACACCTTTAATATTTTCCCACGCACCTCTCCAATCTCCTTTGATGATAGATGTAACCGTGTTAATAATACCGGCAATAACATTCAGAGCCGTTGAAATAACCTTAGAGATAACCTTCCAAACTGTCTGAACTATCGTAGTAAATACATTCCAAATTGCATTCCATACCCCTTGAACAATCTGCATGCCTGTAGTGATTATGTTTTGAATCACTTGTATTGCACTTGTTATAAACTGCTGAATAGCAGTCCAAACTGTTTCGATAACCGGCTGAAGCATGTTCCAGACAGTCGTAGCCGTTTCAATAATGCCATTCCAGATAGTCGACATGAATTCAGAGAAACCAGACCACAATCCCTTGATTATTTCGACAATCGGTGTCAAAAACTCCACAAATCCATTCCATGCAGTCGTAGCGCTTTCTGTAACGCTATTCCAAAGATTGGTAAAGAATTCTACTAGGGTATTCCAAGCGGTTTTTATAGCTTCAATGATTGGTGTTACTACTTCAACGATACCATTCCATACAGTAGTGGCTACTGAAACAATTCCATTCCATAACGTTGAGAAGAACTCGGTTAAAGCATTCCAAACGTTCATCAACCCTTCAACGATTGGTTGTGCACCTTCTAAGAAGCTGTTCCAAACATCCGAAGCTATCTGCTTAATACCTTCCCAAAGACCTGAGAAGAACTCAGTAATGCTATTCCATGCGTTCTTAATAGCGTCGATGACCGGTTGAGCCTTCTCTATAAAGCTATTCCAGACATTAGAAGCCGTTTCTTTGACGCTATTCCAAAGACTAGAGAACCATTCAACAAAGCCATTCCAAGCACTCTGGATGCCTTGCCAAGCGTTTGAAGCGACGTTGACAATGCCATCCCACAATCCGATAAAGAAATTTCTGAAGCCCTCACTTTTATTCCAAAGAACGACGAATGCTACACCAATTGCCGCGATTGCAGCAATTACCAAACCTACAGGACCAAGGAAACCACTGATTGCAGTAACTGCTGGGCCAATCCATCCACCTATCTTACTGAAGATGTTCAGACCACCTACTGCTACTTTAGCAAGCGTTGAAGTCTCAGACATGAAGTACAAGGCTGAACTAGCAGCCTTAGAACCTATAGCAATCCCAAATAAGGCAGTTCCTACTCTTGTAGCGCTTTGCATTCCACCGAAAACATTCTTAGTAGTACTTACTGCACTACTTAGACCAACCAAGGCATCCGTTGCTAACTTAGTCGTTCTTTGAGCAGTCTTAAATGCAAGAAATGCAGACGCTATCGCTCTTATCTGCTCAGGACTTAGACTTTGAACTACTTTAGCAAACGACTGGATAGCCTGTGAAGCTATGCTTAAACCTTTACCAATCTTTTCACCAAAAGAAGCCATGTCGCCACCAGAAAGAGCTGATGCTACTTTCTTGATAGCTTCCCAAACTTCACTCAACGCTTTCTTGAAGTCAGCGATTGCGCTTGTATTTGAGAAACCTTGCCAAAATTCCTTGATTTTAGCAACAGATGTACTCACGAATGAAGCTATCTTCTCAGCTATTGCATTGAAGTCAATCTTATTTAGAACCTCTTCAAGACTTGTAGCTAACTTATTAAAATCAATCTTATCAAGCTGATTCATGATCGCTTCAAGAGCCTTGATACCTGCTTTAGATAAGGCATCAAAAGCTGGTTTTAGTTTGTTAGCTAACGTCTCTTTCAAACCGTCAAGTGCCTGGTCTATCGTCTTATAGCTCGTGGCCATGTCCTGCATAGACATCCCGGCACGCTTAAACGCTTCAGCGAAATCATCGGTTTTAACTTGTCCTGCTTGGATTTTGGTAATCAATTCATTGAGTGATAACCCCATTTCTTTGGCCACAGCGCTCATACCTGCTGGTGCCTGTTCCATCATGATCCGGAAATCCTGCCAAGTGATTTTTGGTTTAGCCAAAGCCTGAACCATTTGTTGAGACAGTGATTTCATCGCTTGCTTCGGATTTTCAGCAGATGCAGCAAGCCCACCCATAGCCTCAACTAGTTCACCGCTATCTTGACGACCGATTGCAGCCATCTGTGAGAACGTGCTAGCCATATCTGAAGCTGAGTAGATGGTTTTAGTCGCATAGTCCTGCATGGCCTCTTTAGCTTGGTTGATTTGGTCTTTCCCCCAACCTAGCTTGCTAAGGTTTCCATCGAACGTGTCCCACGCTTTTTTAGAACTATTCAACTCCCCGACCATTTCACCCAGAGAGCCTTTAATGCTACCCACTGCTGAACCTATTGCCGAACTAACCAAGTTAGCGCCTAGCATCGATTTAAACATAGAGCTACCCTTGTTTGAAATCGTATCAAATGCAGACGATGTCTTTTGAAGTCCGTTAATTGCCTTTTGTAATCCGTTCAAAGTTGAACTCATTCCTTTGTCGACCGCAGTCAGTACCGCCTCGACTGAATAAGTTTCTGCCATTATTTACCTCCTTTCGTTACAAATTCGCTCTCAACAAGAGTTGCTTCTCTTTCTCTGAAAGTTGATACTTTTGTTTATTAGTATCTTTTTTCTTATAAAAATCACTGTATTTTCGATACAAAGGAGTTTTGCCATCCGATTTGGTAGCTTCTACTTGTCTAGATAGCCAAGCAGAGCGATGTAAGAGTTCATCTTCATCTTGTTTTCTCAACAATACCCCAGTCATTAACAAGTCGTATTCATACATTGTCATGCGACCGATCTCGTTCATGTCTGTGATATTCAAAAATCGGACACAATTTATAATGATTTCCTCAAACGTTTCAAGAGATGATTTCTCAACTATTTCTTGAGGCCTTGCTTCATCTCCGACATCAAAGACTTACCCGCGTTTGACTCACTCAATTCTTGAAGTACATCATCAAACAATTTTTCTAGGTCTTCATGCTCTTCAACAAATGTTTCAACATCAACTAGAGAAGGTCGTGGACTTTCCGTAACTGTTCCGTGGTAAATGACATCAGCTAATGAAGCGATGTTTTTAGCGTACAATTCCGGGATTTTGGCAGATAAAGCCATGCCAAATTTCAAGCCTTGTTGTTCGATTGGATAAGCCTTATCTAGCGAACGCACGAATTTAACACCGAATTTCACGTTATGAGTTTTACCATTAATTACTAATTGCATTGTTGTTTCTCCTTTTTTCTAAAAAATACAATAAAAAAGAGAGGTGCGAACCTCTCTTAATTTCTACCCACCGATTCCAGGTACTCCAGAAACTGAAGTTACAGAACTTGGCGAACTAGCTGTTGTTTTAGTCGTGTCAGCAAACTCATACTGAACCACTTCAGCTTGGCTAGCATTAAGAGTAGCATACCCCTTGACACCAGTACCATTTACTGCGATTTCTAGTTCCAATTCAATCAAATCTTCAGCGTTCTTGGTTTTCTTGAATGATGTCAAGTAACCTTGGTAGTACACTGACTCGTACTTGTCGCCTTGTTTTTTAGCGTTCTTCTCGATTTCCCAAACTTCGACGAGCTCACCCTTGTCCATTGCTTTTTCAAGCTTAGCAACAAGTTCATCATCTTCAGCCATAATTGTTGTGGCAGTGATTGAAACCTCAATACCACCGACTGATTGAAGAACACCGTCTTTAGTTTTGACTGAGTTAGCGTCACGACTCTTCTCAGATGAGTGTTCAGTTTGGAATGCTAGTTTAGCACCATCTACTTTGCTTGCTTCACTTAACAAGCGGAACAATAGAATGCTGTCAATCCCTTTTTTTGCAATAGGCATTTCTTGCCCTCCTTCTTTTATAAAATTGTAAATACTAAACGAACACGACCACGTTTTAACGGTTCGATTGTCGTGTTGTCGTCAAATAGCGATATTGTAGACTGCGAAATATTCAATGCTAGATGATAACCATCCGCCTCGCTAATCTTCATCGCTTCACTAAGATACTCGAACACATATCTGATACTTGTTTGCGTTTTTTGCGGGTACTCCACACCGACAAAATCAACTCTACAGTACCTTTTACATCCGTCTTGTTCGGGACAAGATTGGTCGTCGTGTCCTCGAATTCAACAAACGGATAAGGAACGTTATCATCTGGTTTGTAGTCGTATGTTTTGTAACCCAAAAAAAGACAACGTTTAAATACGCTGTCAAAAACTGCTTGTTCTCTTGATTTCATTTAACCAACCTTTCCAAATCATTCTTAAAAAGTTTCTTCTGATCATCAAAAGCCGGTTTGATAAACGGTTGTGCGCTCATTTTGCGAGTCCCTAATTCAACATAAGCAGCATAATCAGTCCCAGGCGCTACTCGATACTTAAATTTCTCTATCTTGCTACTGTTGACAGAGATAGAGCGCTTAGTCGCTCCTGTTGGTTTGACAAATCGCCTATTTTGACCTCTACCCTCATAGTGACCTCTGAATTTTGAAGCGTTGGTAACTGCTTTTTTCTGCATTTCAGTACCATTTTTTTCAATGATGCGCTCCACTTCTTCCATTTTAGCCACTCTTTGAAGTTTAGCTTGAAGTTTATCAAGACCTTTTAGTTCAAATCGTAAGCTACCCAATAGAGTTGTCCTTTTCTAAGTAGAACACCCTCCCAGATTGCTTATCTGCCCTGCATTTATAGCGTTCTTTTCGATAATTGAGATAAGTGAATGAGAATTTAGGAGCATTTTGGAAATAAACCACCTTCGAACCACGCTTATATTCGCCAAAAATAGCAGTTTGTTTGTTCAAACTTAAATCCATAACATAAGCTGGCACAATCAACCCTTCGTCATTGCTAGAATTATATTCGCCAGTTTCAGGATTATAAACTTCTGGTTGCTTAGTGATAATTTCCACTCTATCGTTGTATCTCATAGCATCTTAAACCCCGCATTAAATGTATTGGAACAAACTCGCTTAATCACACTATCGTATTCTTTGAAATCATCTGAGTTAAATGTCATAGACGTGCCTTCCAAGGAATGATTGCTCATCCCTTCAGCACCAATTCTATTAAAACGTTTAATAATGACCTCGGTAATGATATACTCAAGGCCTTCTGGAACATCATCTACACCGGCATAAGCCAAAAAATTAGAAGTTGTCAACATTGCTATCGTAGTGAGTAACTTATCTTGAAGATTATCCTCAATACCTAGCAATATTTTAGCTTGAACGATATTGGCCATATTATCCCTCCAATACTGAGATAAGGTCCTCTTTGTTTAAAGTTGAATAACCTTCAATATTGCGGTCTTTAGCAATATCTTTCAGCTCTTTAACCGTCAAATCGCTATAATTAATAGCTTCTACTTCAGCAGGCTTTTTAGGATGATGTCGTCGTAACATCATTCCCATTAAGCACCTCCGAATTTAACGACTTTTGAAGGGTCGTACAAGTAAACACCGTAGTGTTCATCACCAGTGATTACTGTAGTTTTCTTGAGGATATCACGGTCTGTTTCAATAGCCACAGCACGCTTCAAGTTGATAACAAAGGCGCCGTATTTAGCAACATCATCTGTATCTGTGTCAACAGCTGAAACTTTAACAAGGAACCCTTTGCCTTTGTCAACTTTCTTGCTACGTACAATTTGAATACCATGAACCTCTCCGAAAGTTCCAGATACAACGATGTTAGCACCAATTTCTGAACCACGAATCCACTCTTTTGTAGTATTTTTCCGCAAATCAATAGCATCTTCAGGGTTCAAAAGAGCGACATAGCGAGCATCTTCTTCGTCTGCGAATACCGCTAACGCTTTATCAAGTGCATCACCAGTTGTAGGGGCATCATCGACATGTTGAGTCGCTTTCTTAGCTTCTTCAATCAAATCATTATCTACTTTGTTAGCAATAGCCAATGCAATTTGATGTGTAGCTTGACCAATTGGATCTCCGTATCCAGAAAGCACCGCTTCATCTGTCAACTCAATACCTTTACCCGCTTTCTTGATTTCCATAGTTGATTTTTTAGTAGTGAGTTGGTCAGGTTCAATAGCTGCACCCTCAGCAATATCTTTAGCATCTCCAGAGTATTCCCATTTTGGAACTGTGATAGTAGTGCCTGGTTGCCCTACAAGCATGCGCTCAACGTAAGCGAGCGGTGTAAATTTGATCATTTTAGGAAGTTTAGCAGAAACCATATCAGCCATAACTTCAGGATTAACCATTTGTGCAAGTTTAGTTTGTGTCATTATTTATTATCCTTTCAATTTATGATAAAGTTCCGGGTTATTTTGAAGCAGTTCATTTCTACTCTGATAACCCATCTTGTTAAATTGTTCTTTGGTAATTTCACCAGCAGTAGTGTCTTCCATTTTCTTCGGTGTCTTACCTTTTAGTTTCTCGCTGACCTTTTTATCAGCAAGAGCATTTACTAATGCGACAAAGCCTTCTACGGCCTCCTGCGTAGCCTCTGCGGTATCTTTAACGACAAGACCTAGGATTTTATCATCAACTGCAACACCGCCCTCAGAAAGCATTTTAGAGGCTTCTCGCTCTAGTCCGCTACGATTGATTTTAGCTTCCAGTTCAGCAATGTATGCTTTTTGTTTTTCCTGCTCATACTCTGCTTTTTGGGTTTCGTTCATCTGACGTAGCTTTTCAGCTTCATCCATCTTAGCTTGATACTCTTTCTCAGCAGAACGCTTGGCCTTCGCTTTCTCTTTCTGAATGATTTCATCAAGCTGAGCTTGTGTGAATGTTTTTTCTGTAGCTTCCACCTCTTGTTGAGCGTCGACTTGCTCTTCTTTTGGTTCTTCTACAGTTGTTTTTTGTTCTTCTGCCATTTAGGCCCTCCTTTTAAGTCCGAGTGGACTGATATCCTTGGCTTTTAACGTCGTCAAAGTTCGGACAATATAAAAACCGCCTCGATTTCGATGCGGTTAATTTTTATAGTTTAATTTCTTCAATTTTTGCACGCTGTTCTAGAGTTGAAAGATAATCCCACATAACCGAACGTTGCCTCTTTAACAAATCGATAGGACATCTAGGTTTAAACTCTAGTTGCCCTTTTTCGTATTGACCAATCAGCATGTCCAACTTTTGGAATCGTTCTTTCAATTCGTAGTATTCTTTTCTAAATCTTGCTTTCCAATCTTCCATATCTTTATTCCTTTCTGAGTACAAAAAAAGCATCTATGCTTGTACATAGATGCTAATTAGAGCAGTGGGCGGTGTGTCTGTCCCGCCATCTCTTCTACCTCATGGGTGCATAGGAACACTAAATCTCTACTTCACCACTTCTAATTGCTCTAATTATAACATATCGTCTCGTTTAAGTAAAGTAGCATTCTTCTTTAACAAACGATTGTATCGTTTATCAGATATTCTAAATGCTGTTATCACTGAGTTATCGTAATTATTTGCATTTGATAACTTAACGATTGTGTTTACTAGGTTTATACTATCTTTTTTTACAAACATAGCTGTCTGATCGTTTTTATTATCTTTTAAAATTAAGTCCGGTTCCAGTATAGTTCTTTTTAATACATCAGGCACATCAGTTCCGATATCTGAATGGCCTTCCAAAATGTGCTCTAATCGTTCTTTACGTAAAACAACATTTTGACCTTTTATCGAAAATTCATTATCTAAAACTTTTTTAATGTAATCCGGAAAATCGATATTAAAAATCGTTTGTTCATCAGCATTGCTCTGCTTTTTCCTAAAATGTGGCACTGTCGTACATCGACAGTTAGGATGAAACGGTGGAGCGTTCAACGCTGGTACCAACTCTGATACTTTGAAGATTTTCCCGTTAAATGGTTGGCAGATTTTACACGCTTTTAATTCAGTCATGACTTCAAACCATTCAACGCCATTCGCTTCATAATTAGCCTTCTGTGCTTCTGAATACACTCTAGCCGATTCTGTCACTGCTAACCGTCTAGCATAGCTATAAGACACATCGAACTCTTTACGTAGCTGATTGATTAAAAGATTTGTGCCTTTGCCTCTTAAAACGATATCAGCAACGCCTTTCTTAACGATATCTCGCAACTCGCTTTGTCTTTCCCAAATCCTAGAAGACCACGTCGCATTATTGAAATTAGCGTATACAATCGTATCTGCTGAAATTTTAGAACTTTCAAAACTACCGAGTGTCATATTCAAAACACCAGCTGAAAACAGATTCTCGCGTCTGACAGACTCTGTTAAATGCTTATCAATGATTTCAAACTCACTCAAAGCCAAATCATACTGATGTAGCTTGATATTCGCTTGAAGCACCTCTAAACGGCTTGTTTTCATTTTGAGATTATACAATCTCATCAAGTCATTCTCTGCCTTCGTGAAATCCTCGCTCGTAACTTTCTGACCACGTTGTCTCAAGCGATTAGCACGTTCGACCAGTTGCTTAGCTTTAAACTCAACGTTGACCATATCAAGTCTATCAGCTCTTTGTTTAGCTTCTAGCTTCGTGATACCCTCTTTATCAGCGTACCTTTGCCAAAAGCTATCAATTTCCTTTTGAATGTTGTTAGTGTGTTGTTGATAGACACCGTGCAATTGATAAGCTACTCTCTTATCTGCTAACTCTCTAGCGCGTTCTTCTGCACGATATCGTTCTTCCCAATACTTATTCGTTAACATCTGCTATGACTTTCTTGCTATCGTCAAACTCAGCATCTGAGTAGATTTTCTGCTTTTCTAAGCGACTTTCAAGGTCGCCCATAGCTTCCTCTTCCTGTTCCATTCTTTTAATTTCCTTCTTCGGATCATCAATGATAGATAGGACAGACAGCTTGGTTTCTTCAGATACTTGTCCAGATAACTGTCCGACAATCTGCGCTTCTTCGAGGATATTCCTTGGAACGTTCCGAGTGAATGTGTAGGTTAAATCAGACCAGGCTTCTTCATCAACTGCGCTCAAAGGAACACTGAACACAATCTGATACAAGCGATTAAATGCAGATTGTAGCTTCCTGTCCTTCATTCGTGCTAAGTTATCCATAGCCTGCAACTTAAAGGCAAGAGCAGTACCAGATGAATTTCCAAATTCTGCTTCAGACATGTTGGCAACCATAGAAATAGCAAAAATAGACTCTTTCAGCAAACTGATAAGATTCTCTTGAGTCGTGTCCGAACTTGGCTTCTCAAGGAAATTGACTTCAGGCAAAGGTCCGTCGCCATTCTTCCAAAGATTAAAAATCCTGTTCTCTCTTATCTGACTAGCATCTTCATCTTGTAATTCAACACCCAGAACCTTCAAGTAAGCATCTGCGAAATAATCTACATCATTCGCTTTCTCACTTGCTGCTTTATTCAAAGCGTTAATCAAAGTCTTAACACTTTCAAAAATACTTTGTCGCTCTTCATTTTCAATCATTTCAACAACTGGAATAGAACTATAAATGTGCTGAGTGCGCTCACCAAAACGTACTGAACCACCAGTTGAAAAAGTAGCGTCGATTATTTCATCATTTGTGATAACCTGACCAATACCTGTCTGGCTATTCTCATTAAACGTGTACCTCACTGCAAATAACGGGCGTTCTTCAATACTATTATCATGGACGATGAACATATTTATTGGACTGTTATAAGTTGCTCTTGTTTGCATGTTCTCGTCTTGATAAACGTAAATAAAAGCGTGACCGAAAATACTAGACATCTTAGCAAGTTCAAATTCTGAATCTTCCATGTCATTTAACTTGCGGAAATCAGTGATGAACTTACTCACATCATCATCTTCATGCTTGATTTTGACAGGTACACCAATCTGATAACCTGTAAACGTATCGACAATGTATTTAGCGTAATTAAAAACCAGACGATTGTCTGGCTTCCAAGTATCTTTTTTAGGCATCTTCAAAACTTCATGATTTGAAAGATACATATCTTCACTTTCGATGTAGTTCTTGACCAATCTACTCATGTGAAGCGTTACCGATTCGGTAACGACTTCTTCAGTGACTTCATCGCTTGTTGTTGTAATGACTTTTCGTTTATTAACAAAAACTTTTGACAAGATTAGAAACCTCCTTTGAATAATTTGATTCTTGTTTTATATATCCTATCTTGCAAAGCATACCTAATCGCATCGATGCAGTGATTGTAGCTATCTACCGGCTCGTTGATATACTCATTTGTCTTCTTGTCCTTTTTCCAAGTGTAATTTTCGAGCTCTTCAATCAGCTTCACACACCGTTCATCGACTATCCAATCGTATTGCAATAAGTATTGTATGCCTTGCATAACCGATCCAGGACCTTTCTGCACATCAACAACCCTAGAGATTCCAAGATTTCGTAATTCTTGATTTGATTTCTTTTCGGCACTATCGGCTCTGATTTGTTCTTTGGCATACCCAAGGGCCTTGATACTCTCTGCGATCTTGTCATTCGTCAATCCTTTTCTAACAAACTCTTCAACGACGTATAAACGCTTGTTTTCGTCGTCTATTCTTACATGTAGCAAAGCTGACGGGTCATTGATAAAACCATAGTCAAGGCCAAAATAAGCCGGCAGATGCGCCAGTTCGTCTTTATTAAGTAATCGTTTCTCGTATTTTGGAAAGACTAGCTTGTCCAGAGTTGCGAACTCACCCAAAGCATAAATCTTGTAGTACGCTTCATTCCTGTCGGCCAGTTCTTCGATATTCTCTTTTGTGATATCGTCAAGAAATCGATTATCTTTGTATGAAGTATGATAAACAACTGTGTTTTTTGGCTTCTTAACAAAAAAAGCGTTGTAGGTCCAGTTAACTTTTGAAACGGGGTTAAACATCAAAAAGATTTGCTTTTGTTTGTGCTTCTTATCCCGAAGACGTAGCGTAAGCTGTGTATAATCATCAAGCGTGAACTCAGAAGCCTCTTCCATGACCACATCTGAAACGCCCTTGATAGACTTGATTTTCTCCGGATTGTCTAACCCTTTAAAAATAAACTGTGCGCCATTCGGTAGCTCAATCCGATAAGCCGAATTGTTGACCTTGCATTTATCAAGCAAACTCCACGCATCTAGGCACTGTTTTACATCCTCGAAAATTGAATCGTGAACCGTTGACCCCACTTTACGTAAAAAGAGTATTTTACGTGGATGCTTCCAATCTTGGCAAGCTTTAAATACAACCTTTTGAATGACACCATGGCTTTTACCACTTGAAGCTCCACCGTAGTGAACTTCGGTAAAAACTGAATAGTCATATAACTTATCGAATATATGTTTGTTAAATACTATACTGGGACGCTCAATAATAATATTGATTTTAGGATTAGTCTTCGTCTGCATCCCAATCACCTACCTTGATTTCTACAGTTCGTTGAGTGATTTCTTGCTTATCCGTCCAAAGCCTATGACGTCTTCCTAAAAGTTCAGCTGCCTTGATTCTATCTTTTGCTCCGACATCGATATCAATAACTTGTTGGCCTAGTTCACCGATACTGCATAGAGTCTGCTCTTGCGTCTCTCCTCGCATTACCGAAGTTAGATAACTAAGAACTTCTTGCTGATCTGCAATTTTCTCAGAATCAAGCTGTTTCAGTCGTTCATCTATATAGCTTTTAATCTTAGGATTCTTTAGTAACTTATGCCCTTCGACACCTGCCACCCTATCGCTAGAAGCACGATAACCTGCTTTCTTATAGGCTTCCGTCGCATTACCTGAGATGATGTACTCATCTGCAAACCTCTTTTGTTTTATTCTCAATCCACTCAATTTTCCATCACCACCTTTCAAACAATCAAAAAAGCCACACGATGTGCGACCTTTTCAAGACCTCTCTCTGCGAATTGAAATCGCAATTGGAACGACAGGACTCGAACCTGCCTACGTTTCAGACCCTTTATAGTCATATCGCTCCACCAACTGAGCTACGTTCCAACTGCAAGACGACTACTACCTTGCGTGTTAATTAGAAATAAATTTTCTGATTTATTTTTTTGTAGTCTTTACAACCTCTAGCGGAATCAAACCGCCTAGCTTATAACTTACCTAGGATATAATTAGCTACGCAACCATGCGAGGTCCAGTCGCTTCTGCAACCATTTTTAAGTTAATGAGTAATATGTGAATACTAAGCCTACTGCCTACCCCATTCTGGAACACAAACACTCAACGGCGACGCCCGGAATCGAACCGAAAAGTTTGAAAATACATTGGAGAGAAAATCACTTTACGCCTGTCGTCGCCAAAACGAGGCCGAAGCCTCAGAAATAAAATGAAAAATATAAAGGAGACATCAATGAACGAAATAGAGGGAGGAACTCGAACCCTCAACGCCTTTACGACACCCTGATTTCAGGTACCTCTCTTTTCAATCCTTGACACTACCATTCTAACAGATTATCATTACAGTGCACATCAAGATTATTTTGATTAACACATATTCTCAAGATGTTCTCAAGATAACTCAAGAAATTCCAAATTATTCCAAAATTACCTCCAGCTCTTCAATAGCAACCTTACGCATGCTGTAATACGAGCTCTTGCTGATTGATAACTTATCACAAATATCCTCAATATACGTTTTAGTAATATATGTCATTCTCAAAATTGTCCGATGCTTCGGATTTGTTAACTTATTGATCATTCGACCTAATTCAAGTTTTCTGTTAATAACCTCTTTAGTATCCTGCTCTATAGCCTCTTTCATCACTACCAACTGAGTATAGACATCGTCAACTTTTCTAGTCTGTCCACCTTGGACTTTGACACCTGACCACTTAGGACTTGAGAGCAAACCTGCCTCAAGCTCATTGATTTCATCTATACGGCTTTGGATGTCCATGTCAAGGTCTTGTAATTCTTTCAATAGCTCTTTAGCCTTGTTCACTCTCTGTCTCCTTTGTGATATAATAATCTTTGCGAGAACTATTAGCTGAGACAGAGGGTGTCTTGGCTTTTTTCTTGCCTTGCTCCCTTTTTAGGTGTATACTGTATGTATACAAAATAAAGGAGAAACAAATGAATACTGTTAAAACTCGTAAAGTTGGGAACTCTGTCACTGTGACCATCCCGAAAACACTCAATGTTCCAGAAGGTCAGGAAATGTTTGTCTACAAGGGTGTAGATAATGTCATTGTCCTTGCTCCAAAAATTCCAGACCCATTTAGTGGTGACGCAGACCTACGTATGGAAGATGACTTTGAGGGGGTGAAATTCCTTGACAGCGAAATATGATTACATCCCAGAAAAACAGGACATCATCTGGATTGACTTCGACCCGTCTGTTGGACGTGAGATTCAGAAGCGCCGTCCTGCTATTGTCGTCTCTCGTAGAGAATATTCGGAGCGGACTGGATTTGTGGCTGTATGCCCTATTACACACGGTCAAAGCAGACTAGAAGAACAAGGCCTGCTCGTTCCTGTGCGTTCCAATAAGGTAGATGGCTCTGTCAATCCACTCCAACTCTATACTTTTGACTTTAGAGAGCGCAAGGCTCAAAAAATCACAACCATGGATACAACCAGTTTTCAGAAGGTTGTCCAACTCTACAACTTCATATTTGAAGCCTAGTCCTTATGGATTGGGCTTTTGTTCAATCCTAAGCTACATCTTCACGTTCAATTAACGGCAGAATGCCATTGTCTTTTAAAATTTCATACAAGAAGAAGTGCCCTTTCACTGTCCATTTCGTATGCAAAGAGACATCTGGCGTACCATTTTTATGTGTAATAGGATGCGGTTCAATATGCACATATCCTTTAGTATGATATTTAGCATAAGGCAGCCACACCTTCCCTTGCTTAAATATAATACCTAGGTCTTTTAGTCGCAAATTGAATTTTTTAGCACTTTCTCCATAGTTCTTAGCAATAGCAGTTGTAGAAATTAAACCTTTGTTAGCCAACATTACATCTACATAGTCTGCTTTTGGTTTCATTTCGTCTAGTTCGGATTGCAATTTACTATTCTGCACTTCAAGTTCCTTATTCTTTGTTCGTTCTGCTTTCAGAGCTTGAAAAGCTGCAATAGCTAGGTCTGGATCGTTAAGTAGCTGGTCTGTCGCATACATTCCATGCTTGCGGATAGACGGTAACACTTCACTAGTCACCCAGCGTTTAAACTCCTTAGCCTGTGGGAGCTTACTGGATAGGATGAGCGAGTAAAGACCAGACTCGTTGATAATGATAACACCTCTATTTCCAAAAGTACCGTTTTGGTAGTTTTGGCGATCTTCTTCATCTACGTGACGGTTTATATCTCGACTACCGTTTTGGTACCCCAGAATATCCGCTACATCTTTCCCGACTAGCCAAGGTTGACCCTCAATCTCTACCATACGAACTTGACCGAACTGTTCATTTTTAAAAATTTGTAATTCCATTTCCTTTATCCTTTCTTCATCTTATAAATCAACTCGCGGTTTTCAAGCATATCTGCAATTTCCGCCCAAGCCTCTGCATTTTTTTCCATCATAACATCAAGCACTTTTTTATTATCAGGTAAACTCATAGCTTCCGCAAAGTCAACTTGATTATCTACCCAATCTTTGAACTGTTTATAAGTCCAAGGTTCTTCGTTAATTACTTCTTGCTGATTATTCAGCAGAATTACGTTATTCATTTGTTTCCTCTTCTTCTGTAAAAAAGTTAATAATAAAATTGATTAGATCATTGGCAAAAACTGCCATAAAAGTTGCCTGAACATCAAAGAATACTCTCGCCTGTTCCTCTGGAAAATGTTTTCTGACGATTGCAGCTAGAAGTGCGTCCCACTTTTCTAACTCCTCAGTCCTTGCTTCTGACCTAAATGCCATATGTAATTCGTTGATAAAATCTTGATTTTCCATGATTTTCTGTACGCAAAAAGCGTACCCTTTCTATAAAAACTATTGCATGAATAAGGGTACGCATGGTATACTATATGCGTATCCTATTCATTATGAATGGGTGCAGGTCGTCTAACACTCTCCTCTACCAAAATTTGAGTGTTAGACTTTTTTTATTTACCTTTTAACTCGTCATAGACTTTCTTGATACCATCAGACAATATCTCTGACTTGCTTTTTCCTGCTTTCTGTGCGCAATACTCCAGCATTTCAAATTCTGATTGTGTCATACGATACCCCATACTCTTGATACGAGGTTCTGACGATTTAAAAGGTCGCCCCATTTTCTTTGCCATAACTATCTAGTAAAATACCAAATAGCCAAGGCAAGGACGGCAATGCCAACAACACCTTGAACTTTTTCTTTCAAGGTCGTCCGCTCAATCGTAATTTCTGCACGCTTGAACTTCTTGTGGTAAAGTACATTGTCTTTCATTTGCTTTTTACCTTTCCTTATGCTAGAATGAACTAAACAGTAGTGAGGAGCTTTCGCTCCTACTACCTTACAAAAGTTTAAAAGTGATTTTAACTACTACGAGATCGAGGGTGATTGTGATCTCATTTAGTTTTAATCGCTTTTTCTTCTTGTCGTGTTTAGCCATCTGCTAAGTCCTTTCTGTTGGATTTGTTAGATTTCTCAACCTTACATAGACTATTATATCATTTTGTGACGCATATGTAAATAGTTTTGCGTCACATTTTTTATTTTTCAACAAAAAAGTTCTCGCACCCATTCATTATTCAGTTTTCAAAGAACAAAATCATAGCTTATACTTCAAATAACGCTGCTAGTTCCGCTAGTTTTTCAGAACTAGTGTCTAGCTCCTGACTAGCCCAAATTTCAATTGGTGTCATGTTAAATCCTCCTCTTTCACGAAGCTACCGTCTACCATCTTGCCCTTACGGTCTTTAATCTCATTCCAAGCCATCTGGAAGCACTCAGCGATAGACCAACCTTTTTGCTGACAGTAGATTGTCAGCACTACCAAAATATCGCCCACGGCGTCCTTACCCTCATCATCTCGTTTCTTGAGATGTGCCTGCGCCAGTTCGCCTGCCTCTTCAAATAACTTCAATGCTTGAGCCGTGCTATTGTCGGGATTGTCTAACCCTCGCTCTTTCGCCCAATGCTCGACATGATGCGCTAATAATTCCATATTTGTTGTCATAGTAACACCTCATCTCCAATTTTTATTTTATCCCACTGCTCTTTAGTGACTACAAAAATTCCATAATCTCTGATAGTCACTGTGTACAGTTTCCCGTGTCGTCCTTTCTCGACGACCTTACCAAATATCTCTGCGCCTGCGTTATCTGCCTTGTAGATAACCATCGGCTTCTTTTCTTCCAAATCTCGAATCCGGTCCATCTGCCAGATGTTTAATCCAGCAGAGACAAGAATCCAGATTGCAATGAATCGTTTCATGTTCACTCCCTGTAATTATTGTAAATTTCAATAGCTGGAATTGATTCATTATCAATAGCAGAAGTAATTATTAGCTCGTTTCCAACTTTTTTCTGAAATTCTAGCAACTCCTCTATCGAATTGATTTCGATAAAATGCCCCTCTGCACCGTTCGGGAATTCTCTTTGTATTCGACCTTTAGACGTTTTATGATTATCTCCTTTAGAAAACCAAGTGCCTTCCATCCAAGATAATCGCTTATCAAATTCTTCAAAGCTCGAAAAATACCTAACTTCTATTTTTGTGTATTTTTTAATCACGGCGTTAGGGATTTGGTTTTCAACTCCCCCGCTTGTGCTTGTTATTAAAAATTCCATCACTCCACCTCCTCGATTTTAGCAAATAAGATCTTGCTGGGATTGAGCAACACAATCTCAGGACCAAGATTGATTTCAAGA